TTTTCTAGTGACGCCGTAATGATTGATAGTATGAATGGGCGAAAGATCAAGTTTTCGGGTAACGATGTTGTCTATGATATTACGAGCTTTATGACAGTCTCAAGTCTGCAGATACTTCCTCCGTTTAACGGGCCGAATAACATTACGAATGGGTCTTATACAATTTATCAACCCACTTATGCCTTAGCAAACGACTTTGACCGTTTCCCTAAAGACGGTGGCGTTTATAAATGGTCTGGAGGTCAAAAGGAAATCTTATCTGAAGCCCCCTATCAAGAATATGCCGAGGATTACTCAAGCAATACTTCTATCCCTGATAAAGTAAGGCTAGTAGGTATGGATACGGCAGGGAACCAGCTTATTGAGTTTAGTCCTCCTCCGAAGGATGCAAGAATCTACTCCTATGACTACATTATGCGTCTTTTTCCGATGCAGGAAACTTCGGCTAACTTAGTAAGGGGAATTTCTTCCCGCTCAACAGCGGTAGCACTCATTGGAACAACCCAATTTGCCGAGATCAATACCGATTCTCGTTCCGTTAATTACCTGCGTGTGGATGCTTTGGGAAAGTATTCTGACTCCCAGTGGTATCCCATTCTTAGTTATACTGGTGACTCCGCTTTAACACTTAAACTGGCTTTTGCTTCCTCAGCTATTACAAGCTCGGCCAACTATACGATCAGCCAAGTCCCGAAGATGCCAAACATGCTTCATCCTGCCATTCTTTATGGAGCTTTAGCCCATATTATGGCCGACCAAAATGATCCTAATGCCGAGCTTTACTTACAACGCTATATGCAGGTTGTTAACGAGGCAAAGCGTATCTATGTCTCAAGAACTTACTCTCAGGATATTCATGGGGTACAGGAAGACTGGGAGTACCGCAGGTGAGTTATGCTTAAAGATGTTGTAGATCTTACAAGTCAGGACTTTTCAGGCGGGCTTAATACTTCTTCTGACTTTTTTAAACTAAAGAAGGAAGAAACCCCCAATACTATGAATATTAAGTTCAATTTTGACGGGGATATTCATAAGCGGTTAGGGACGAATACGAGAAATAACGTATCACTATCTCAGTCATCAGGTACGATTGGGGTAACGACAGCAGGTTGGGCATCCTTTGACTTCGGATCAGGCTCCAATAATATCCGTTGGTATTGCGTTGCTGCTGGCACCGCTATTTGGGCATCCTCTGACATGGGAGTCAGTTTTGTAAGAGTCGCAAGCGGCAGGACTCAAACTTACCAATCTCTTGAACGCTCTCGCAATATTCTTGTAATGACTTCTGACGCTTATGACCCCGTACTTTATTGGACTGGTTCAGCGGGTACGTTTGCGACCCTTTTAAATGGCTCTGCCCCTCTAGCCAAGTACTCTGTTAATTTCCAAGGATTCTTAATACTACTGAATACCTCCACAGATAAAAGAGGGTTTTATTACGAAAATGAGAATACCCAGCTTACGGGTGGATTTGACGGAGTCTTAACTACGGGAGGCAGCTTTACCCTACCCTCCTCTTATGATGACGAAATAACTGGGTCTTTTATTCTCTCCAACAAGTTATTTGTATCAACAAGATATAAGCTCTACGCCATATCTTTCGTTGGTGGTAACCCAGACTGGCAGTATCGTGAGGTTAAAAACTGGGGGTTCGTTCCGAGAACAGTCGATAAGATCAATTTTGGTGATGCGGGTGAAATAGCCGTAGGTCTTGATTGGAACCGTCGTGTGAGAATATTCGACGGTCTTGATGACAAGATTATCTCCGATAAGGTCGAAAATGACAACGGAATGTGTAACTTTGCGACTAATAAAATAAGTTATTCGGGGTCTGGGTTGGTAGTCTCGTTTGGAAAAAATGACGACAATGAGCAGGTTTATAAACTTGGCGTAACCATTGGCTCTCTTTCAAGCCAAGTTACCCACTTTCTTTGTCTTAACGGGCGTACCCAAGCTCTTTACCCCTATGATTATACTCAATCTGGTTTTATGACCATGACTATGGCTGAGTCGGGCAATAGACGCTACTTGATGGCGGTAGACCAATCGGGTTGGTGCCATATGATGGACTCAGGCAATCTTGATCGCAACACCTTTGCTATAGATGATGTCGTTGACAGTCGATTTATCTTTGATAAGTCGCCGTCCCAAACAGCAAAGGCAAGTAAAGTAGACCTTTTCTTTTCCGTTAACTCTACTGGAACCTTACTTTTTAGAGACCGTGTTGATTTTTCAAGTGCCTTCCAAACAAAACAAACAATTAAGGTATCTAGTAATGGGAGTTTAGTTCAGCATTACGAATCTATTGATATCCCAAGTACTCAAAATACCTATCAGTACCAACTAACGTCGTCTTCTTCAACAACTGTTCCTTGGCAGCTTAATCGAGCAGATTTCTTCGAGAAGCCGCTTGGAATAGGAAGAGAACAACCGAGGTGACGCTTCAAACTTGATGAGTTCGTGATCCGCAAGGCAGACCGTAACGTAAGAGAGTTCATCGATCAGCAGACTCTGATTATGAACTATGGAAAATACTCTGCCCAAGTAGTCTTAACCCCTCCTCAGTGGGTTGCCCGTAACGGAGAGTTTGCCTTCTTTCAGTCGTCTACTTCGAGTGGGAATAGAGTTTATTTCTACGCCAACAATCAATGGAACTGGATTTCGGGGTCTCCGACGGGTGGTGGTAGTCCTCCAGGTGGTGATGATACCCAAGTTCAGGTTAACTCCCAAGATTTAGCCTTTTATGCGGATTCAGGATATACCTATATTGCAAGTTCGGCTGTTACTATTGGCCGAGACATGCTCATGATTCTTAACAATAATTCTGCTTCTAATACCTACTTTTTATATCGTTCCTCAAATACTTACCTTGAGTATTATCTCAATGGTGAGTTGAGGTTGCAGATGTGAGTCATTTACCTTTTGTGTTTCATTCAAGGAAGGGGGATTATGGTCCAGTCTTTATTGAGCCTGGGACTGATGCTACTTTTAATACTTCTTTTTTTGCTTCTACCGCTGGAGTAGTAACGTCAGACGCAAGCGTTGTTCATACTGGAACTAGATCTTTAAAGTGTTTTTCTGGAAATGACGGTGGTGAAGGAAATACAACACTTGTTTATAGTCAAAGATTTAAAGTTTCAGAAACGAATAGACTCAATAAGGGGCGATGTTCATTTTATTTTAGATTTGATACGATTCCAGATAATCCAGATCCATTTGGCGGTCCTGGGCGGGATACAATATTTATTTTTGAATCAATATCACCCTCAGTATCAAATGTATATCAACTTGCTATAAATGAATCATCGCAGTTAATTCTTCACTCAGATGATGGCATTGAATTAGCTGTTGGATCTATACTTTCACTTAATACTTGGTATCGAATTTGTGTAGCTCATAATTTGACATCCACGACTGTTAACGAAATAAGGGTTTTTATTAATGGTACTCTTGATATTTCAGTAAGTAATGTTAGCTTGGTAAGGTTTAATCCAGAAAGAGCAGTTTTTGGTCAAGGAAGAGTCAATTCCACTCCAGATGCTTCCTTTTATTTTGACAATATTTATATTGATGACAAGGTGGATCTTTCAGATACGGGAGATATCAGAGTAACGGCAAAATTACCCAACTCTAATAGCACTAACAATTTTGGAACTGCCATCGGGAATAATCCCTCCAACCGTTATGAAAATGTCAATGAGCGAGTGGCAAGCGATGCGAACGGGTGGCAAGAGAATTCTGGTGGCCCGTACCCAATAGATGAGAATTATGGGATTCAAGGAGCTTCTACTGGAGACATAGATATTTCTTCTTATACTGGCGGCTACCCCGCAAGCCCAGCATGTGGTTTAAGAAATTCATCAACGAGTGGTATTAATTTATATGAATGCGGAGTTTGCATAGCTTACTCAGTTACCACAAATGAAATAGTAGCTACCATGTCTTGGGCTTTAGCCGCATCAATTTCTGGAAATGTCGCAAATTTAAAGATATTCTTTGGCGGGTCAGCTGTTGATGTTGCTGATGGTTCTAGCGGGAATGCATCTATAAACTTGACTACAACAAAGAGTTTAGTTTTTACCTTTAACTACACACCTTCTCCAAAACCAATGATCTTCCACTCTAGAACAGACCAAGGATACCAAGTTGTGTTTATGGAGGGTGGTACTGATGCAACTCGTGATTTAAAATTTTATTTACTTAATTCTGGTGGTACTACAACAATAACTTCAGATGCTTCAGTTTCTAAAACTGGACCATGTTCAATAAAATTAACTTCAAACCAGGTATCATCTGATGAATTTGCTTCAGTGCTTGTGAAGCTACCAGATGGTCCTTATGCTATCCCAGGACCAGGGTTTAGAACAAGTTTCTATATAAGATTTTCAGCCTATCCAGCTGCAAGTTTGGATATATTTGCTAGAATTTTTGCAATACAAACTGGAGATCAAGATGTCATTATTACTGTCGATAATAGTGGGGTTTTAAGATTATTGTTAGTTGACGGTGTTTTTCCTAATTACCATAGTCAAGTTGGAGGCAATGGGCCAACGTTATCTACTAATACTTGGTATAGGATTTGTTATACGCAAAGGGTTTATGGAGAATATGCTAATGAGTATAGAGTTTATGTCGATGGATCTCTAGCAATTTCGGTTTCAAATTTTGGTGGAAAGTTCCCTAATGGTGGAAGTCCTACTTATCTTCCTAACCCGCATACTCTTTATTACGGATTTACTATTACATGGTTGGTTAGCCCAATGTCAATGTATCTTGATGATATTTACGTCGATAATAGCGATATGTTATCTGATACTGGGGATATAAGAATAATTCATAAAAGACCAAATTCAAATAGGACTAATAATTTTCCTGTAGCTGTCGGTAATAACCCAGCTAACCGATACGAAAATGTAAATGAACAACCGTTAAGTATATCTAATGGGTGGCTTGATAATGTTGGGACTACTACAGGACTTGAAGAAAGTTATGGGATAGAAGCTGCCAATGCTGGTGACGTTGATATCTCAACTGCTACTGGGGTTTACCCTTCGGCTTTGCCTTCTGTTGGTGTAAGAACTAACTCTAGCGGTGGTTTATACCTTTATGAGTGCGGGGTTCATATTGCTGTAAATAGTAACAATAACTCGATTGTTGCAAGTAAATCTTGGGCTTATTTAGCAACAAGTATTGGATCAGTTAATAGCGAAAATGTAGTTTATTTGCTACATAATGGAAGCACAAGTTAGAAATTGGTTAATATGATCTAAATCAGATTGAGAAAGTTTTAAAACACCAATGTTAGCTAAAAAGTTAATTACCCCATAAATTACAAGAGTAATTTGAGTTCTACCGCCCTTAAGACTATCGAGACGAAGTAACGCTAGTATTTTATCCATAGTTCCTCCCTTTATTTTAGAAACTTCAATATTAAGTTTATAATAATTAGACCACCCATCCCCATGTAAGTAACCTTTTTGAGCCAATCTATATCAGTACCTTGTTTTTTAAAGTTGGCTAAGTCTGTAGCGGTATGTAAGGTAAAATTATCCACAAGATTCTTTAAGTTAGCGTCAATCCTAATCAGTAAATCACGTTCTTCCTGGCTCATATCATTGTTCTTCCTTCTTTCGCTGACAAAGTATCAACTCCAGTGACGAAATGAGGAAGATACTATTAACCAGCATACTCTTTTTTATAGTCCTTGGGTGTGCTGCCGCAAAACAAGCGGGTTCTGACGCTAAAGTCTGTCTTGCTGACCCTGTTTGCCGAGCTGAAGCCGTAGAGAAGGCATCGAAGGCCAAAGACATCGCTAAAGACATTTCTGGAATGAGTCCCATCCCTTTGTCCTCTAATTTAGTCGGCGGGGCAGCTTACGGGATCGTGTTTCTCTATGCCTTAATTAAAGGTGGAAAGAAGAAAAGAGAGGAAGTGCCCGTTGGGTGAGGCGTTTTTCGTCGTAGGACTCATTGGGTTTCTCATTATTCCTTTTGCCTTCTTAACTGGGAAAGGGAGAATCTTCTGGCTTATTACTATGTCAACAATATGCGGGGTAGTCGTCTCATCTGAGATTATCTCTAAACTGACTACGGGCAAGACCATTAGCAACCATTTTTGGACTTGGAGCCTTATTCACCCCGAAAGCGCATGGATGGTGCTATTCGCCCTGCTCATCGGATGGATGATACTTCTCGTTCACTTAGCCTGGAAACTCATAGTTAGGAAAAAATAGGAGCCAACTTGTCTATCGAAGACCAGCTTCGGTCGATCAGAACGGTCAATAGAAAC